TTCCACTGAGCGTCAGACCCCTATTACCGGTCGAGTTGGCCAGCGTGTAAGGTTGCGAGATCCCTTCATGAACGGCAGACCGGTACTGATTGAAGCAATGCAGATTTACAAGGAATTGGAACGCCAGAAAGCGATCAAGTTACCGCGCAAGGAATCCGGCAAATACATCCTCCACCAAAGCATCTTCGATTCCGAACATGACAAAAAAGGCGATGAATTTTTCAACATCAACTGGAGCGAAATAACGACAGAGCACGTTCTGACGTTGTTATGCTGCTTCGCAACGGAATACAACAACGTTGCAAGCTCCGACTACATCAGGGCAGTGGCTGGAGAAGTTGAGGCCCGCCAAGAACCGTCGTTACTAAGCTCCCTTGTGAATATAATTCAAGCTACTCATGAAATGACCGCACGGAAAGTGCCTCAAGGTTCATTAACCGGCAGAGATAATTATCTTTAAACTTCTTGGGCGCTAACTATGCGCCCACGCCCATTACATTAATTAATCAATAAATACACGGAATGGCTCAAGCATCCCTTCAGGATCTTTATCCTCGTCACCAAGTGATATTAGTCTTCTGGCGAGTAGTTTTACATCATCATCATCTTTAATGAAGCCAACCTGATCATTATTAAAATAGATGTCGATTATTTTTAGGATTTGCTCTTGTGTAAAATGATTGAATTTTAATAACTTTGCTACAACTCGATGTGTTGTGGCAAAACTGCCTGAGCGGCGTAATTCATCTATAGTGAAATTAACTTCCATTTCCGCCAAGTTACTGGCTTGAGGAAAGTGCTCGCCTATAAACTCTGATAAGCGGGCATAGATATGTGGTTCTGAATCTTTCTTCTTTTTCCACTCGTACTTCAAATACTCATTCATATCATCCTTTATAAAGGCACTTTTATAATCACCATCTTCAGTTATAATGTATATATCCTCTCCGTTTGGTATCGCTTTTAGCAAACACTCCCAATTGACTGCATCACCATATGATTTATTTTTACCCGGAGGGTTGCCAAGATCGAATCGGCGTTTCCCCTTTTCTATTGTTTCATCATCAGCCTCTATCTTAGACGCTGCATCAAAAATCCTTTTAATTACAACATCGGCAGCTAAAGCCTCTTCTTTAAATAAGTTCTGGATATCGGTAATAATTTCATTCTTTAGCCGACTAGCTTCTATAACCTTATCATTAAATAGTGAATGTTTTTCATGCTGTCTAAAAATCTGTGGTAGCGCGGGCTTGTAGTCTTTTGCAATTTCCTTTATGGTTTCAGAGAGAACTTTAGAACGATTTCTCCAGAATTCATTCACTAAAAGTTCTGGCAACCAAAGTTTTAAACGACCATATTGATGTAAGGCAAATACTTTATCTAGCTCATCTAATTTATCCTTACCCATTCGATAAAATTCTAAATATAGATTTGTATCAATAAAAACATTCATATCACATCCTAATTATGAGTAATTTAGGCCACTCTAAAAAATAAAGTGGCCTAATAAGAAATCAATCTGCATTCAGGAGCAATGCATTATCTATGATGATTTGCTCCCATTCTTCGAATGCCCGGTCGCGGACGCCCTGGGGAACGCTGTTAGTTTTGAAATCGACGACCGTCCGCCATTTTCCGTCAGGACGGTACATGCGCAGAGCTTTACTCCCCCCTTCCCTGCGCACCTCAACGTTATGCTTGTCAGCAAACTCTTGTAATGCTCGTAGCGTCCCATGCTTTACTGTGTAGTATCGCTTTTTCAAGTTTTCTCTCCAGCCTGTGCTAAGGCTTCAACTTCCAAATCGTAAGACTCAAACTCATAGTCCTGGTCGTCAACCTCTTCAGGCACTGGCAGTAAATGCCAGGCTGAGTATATCTGGCCATTATCGAAACGCTCCTGGCTGTAGAGCGTCGCGGCTATGAGTGTCAGCGCCGGGCGGTCATAACGGTAAATTTTGCGAACGTCACGGTCAACGAGACGACCGAAATTACCATAACCGCGCTCCAGTAATAATTTTTTTATTTCCGGCCAGTATGGGCCATAGCTGCGGTACAGGCGTGGATTTTTCAGTAATCGCCCGCGTAGCCCTGACAGGAAGAAATCAACGTATTCGTCTTCTGTCTTTCCTAACAACGCTGTACGCAGTACCGCCTCAAGATATGTTTTATTCGGTTTTATTGTATCAGATAGTGTGGCCATATTATGCGACGCCCGGCGAACCGGGCGCTCCTGTTATGCGTATTGTTGGATGACGGCCAGAACGTCCGCCACGTTGTGTTTTGTCTCGATAATCCACCAGTTACCCGGGAAATCGCTGTTCTTCGCCTTCGCTGGCAGCCAGCGAGCGCCGAATTTCGCCTTGATTGCGTCTTTCGCACGGAAAAGAACTCCTTTCATGCCTGAGGCTTCCTGAAGCCCAAATACCTCGCCAGCGGCGAATTTTGGTGCGTACATCATCTTCAGGTCGGCGGTGGATACGCGATAATTCAGACCAAGAGACTGAGCTATGCTGGTGGCATCACCCTGTATTGATGATAACTCTTCTTGTTTCTCGTTTCTGGCGGCAATCTCTTCCTCCGTGATGTTGCCAAGGGCCAGGTTTATCCGATCAGCGTCGGCCTGTTTCTCTTCATCGGTGCGCCCGGCAAGAACCGTGTTAATTCTCTGCAATATCTCCACATGATTCTTGCGCATGCTGAGCAATTCCGGCGTAACCTCGTTAAGATCCACCAGCCCAAGGATGGCAAGGTCAGTAAACATTGATACCAGGTTGTAGGTCATGCGATAGCGGAGTTGACCATAGGCTGATGGCAACTTCACCGCATCCATTTGATAGGCATCCATAAATTTAGAGCCATCGTTTACGACATCCGCTATTGCAGATGTGATTTTCCCTGTGGTGGCGGCCTCCCTGATTGCTGTTACCCACGATTGAGTCAGCGCGGCGACTGCATGATTCAGATTGGCTTCCCGTTCTGCTGCGATGCGCGCGCTTGCTGAGTCCATTGCCTGCTTGATCTCGGCTTTATTGCTGTAAATGCCAATGGTGCCAAACTGTGCTGTGGTGATCTCATAATCTGACGCCCGGAACTCATGGGTACCGAAAATGGCATTGGTGACCTCAAGTTCAGAATCCCCGTTACGAGTAGCCCCCTGGCTTGTTTTCTCCGGCATTTTTGCGATCGCATCCGCTATTTTCTCCTGAATTGCTTCAGGGGATAGCGTATCTCCGTATGACGCGATTACATCGCCATAATTGGAGCCAAACAATTCAACCAGGAATGTTTCTGCCGAACGGATCTGGCGGTTATTCCCTTCCGACATCATACCAAGCACCCATTTTGCAATTGACGACTTCAGCGCGCCGTCACGGCGATCCGGGTAAACCGCATGCTTCAGTGGGGCCGTATAGGAACCAACAAAATCAATGCTATAGCCTGACTCTGTAGTCTGAACGCCGTATGAGTCAGTGATTTTGATCATGCCGCGCTGCTGGAAACGGTAGAAATCGTCACAGGAAATGATGTCGTTAATCCCGGCGATGGAGACGCCACCACTGATTTTCTGCATAACAGCATCTTCATCGGGAGTTACATCAACCTGTTTATCCAGCGTCTTCACATCCCAGTTACCCGATTTGGTGCCTTTGAAGGTAAAGATGATCTCCACGTCTGCGCGCTGGCTGTCGAAGTCCAGCGACTTAATGCGAACGATATCACCGGCACAATCATAGTATTGGCCTACACGCCATGAGCGATCGCCGATAACAAGGAACTCATTCGCATGGTTAACCAGATCAGGATCAACATCCAGAATGCCTTTATTTATTGCATCCTCCACCAGCGGGCGCAGGCGTTTGATATCCGTCGCGGCCTTCTGAGTACGGTTCAATAATTTCTCATAGCGGGAGATGGCCTGAGAGATATTAGCCTTGCGCTGAATGGCGCTTTTCAACGACGCGCGATACTGTGCTAACAACATACGGTCTGTGTGATGGACGCTACCCCAGCGGGCTTTCCAGTCTGCGTTATCAGCTGCTTTGGCCATTACCGCCTGTTTGAATTTAGCTACCTCGGCGGTGGTCTTTTCAAGTTCCGCTTTGCTTCGCTCTAATTCAGCGGTAAGTACCTCCACATCCTCGCCAGCTGCGTGCTGCGCCTTGATGTAGTTCTGAAGGTCGATAGTAGCCTGTTCTTTCTGGCGAGCGCGTTGCGCGGCTTTCGCCTTATCCATTTGAACCTGCATCATTGCCAGACGTTCGCCATCATCCTTAGCGGTATACATCTGCATTTCGATCATATCGTTGGCGTCGGCGTTCTCCATTTCAGACTTATCTGAGCGGAGGATATCGGAGATCCAGCCTGCTTTACGCTTCAGCGTCTTCAGTCGGTATTCATCGAAAGAACCCTTGCCGCAGTAGTAGTGAACGCGAACGCTTGCACGGTTGGAACCAACTCGGGCACCGCGACCGTTACGCTGTGCGATACTGGCTGGTGTCCATGGCAACGTCAGATGATGGATGTCAGTCGTTCCTCGATGCAGGTTGATACCCACCTCTGCCTTTTTGTTGCAGATGATGATCGGAGTCCGGCCCTCCTGGAAGTCGGCAGCAATCTTTTCCAGCCCGCCCAGCGACATTTCATTTTGCTGCGCGATATAGGCGTCATACAGAGCCATTTGCTCGTTGTATTTCGCTATCTGTGCATCTGTTGGTTCATCCGGTAACTCTTTCGGCGGTTTAACCGCTTTCAGTTTCTTACCGGTTTTACCTGCCTCGGCAACCGTCTGAGCATTCAGGATCCCCACCTTTGAAGGTTCAAGGTTAAGAGCATTGCAGATAATGCGCTTGAGCTTCTGGTGCTGCGTTTTTTCATCGGTGAAGATGATTTGCTTACCTTCCGGGAAAAACTCCTTCAGCGTGGCGATCAGCTTCGCGTATTTTGGTGTAACGGGGTGAGTTACGGTCTGTTCGTCAATGCCAAACCTGGCCAGGCGCTTATTCACTTCCTGCTCGAACGCTTCCGGAACCTGCAACTGAATAAACTCGCCCTTATCTATCAGGGAGTATTGCGATTGCTGCGTGATTGAATCATCACTGTCGTCGTCTTCGCTGGTGGCTTGTTTAGGCAAACTGTCCGCCAGCTGCTGCACCGCATCGGCGTACTCCGGCAGGAAACGATAGGTGATCCGGCGATAGTACAGGTCCATGTCAGTACATACGCGGTCCATATCCCTGATTATTGAGAAGATCGGACGGGCTTTCTCGTGCTCAATCACGCCGTCTTCATTGACCGAGGTCGTTACGCCATTGTTGGCTTTGGCTGCCGCTTCCGCCTGCTGACGCAATTCTTCATACGCCGCCAGTTGTTCTTCAGTAAGTGGCGCATCCTGCTGGTGTTCGTCCAGCTCCGGGATCTCCACGGTATCCTTAACGTCTTCCGCTGTTTTAAGCGTTGTCCAGCGATGGAATATGCCGCGCAGCGCATCAAGGTTTTCAAAGCCCACCAGCGCCATTTTTTCTTCAACTTCACCGCTGATTTTCTGTACCGTTTCCAGCCTGGTCTTGCCGAAGAATTTAACGAAGTCATCAGGACCGTAGATCCCCATCTTCTGCCAGTATTCTTTCGGCAGAACATGAGAAAGCATGTTGTATGCATCGATCGGGGTGTTAACGACTGGCGTTGCAGTCAGGAGAACCGGTCCGCGCCCGCCATTCTTTTTCATCAGGTACGCGTTTTTGATTGCCATATCTCGCGCCGATTGCGCCACCGCGCTGGTGGGCAGATAGGCCAGCTGTGACGCTTCGCGACCATTTTTATAGCTATTGCGGTAGTTGTGGCCTTCGTCGGCGATCACGCTGTCGAAGCCCATATCCTCAAAGTACGGATACTTCTCTGCTTTTTCGGTACCGGTATCTGAATACTCCGACAATACCCGGCGACGCGCCGCCTCTTTGCGATGGGAATCGGAATCCATTGCGCTGGCTACGCGCCCGGCGGCAACGAAGTCATAAAGCATATCCTGTGCATGCTCATCTACGGTGTCATCACGTAGCGGAATGCGGGCGTATTGTTCTTTGGTAAACACGACTGCACGGTAATTTGAGTGCGGGATCGCATTCATCCGCGCCGTGATAGTGGCTTCATCTGCCAGCTTAAGAGCATCGCGCATAACTGGAGTGCCATCAGTACCAAGAACAGGTTTACCGTTCTCATCGAGCACCGGCACCTGGCGAATCTGATCGCCATCCATCAGCACATCAAGACCGACGAACAGGTAGTTACTGAATGCCTCTTCACTCAGGAACTCTTTTGCTTCGTAATACCAGTTTTCCAGCACTGATTTAGGCACTACATAAGCAGTACGGGTGGAGCGACCGTTCTCATAGTTGAACGCCTCAAGCGCCAGCGCGGTCGTGGTTTTACCCAGCCCGGTGCCGAAGCCCAGGATGCCGCGCCCATCTTCGGACAGTCGGCGCACCTCGCTATTCTGGTAATCAAATGGCTGGCGCTTACCGCTTAATCCCTTCAACCCAAGCGGATCGCCAGAGTGTTCATACGGGATATTGCTATTGAACACATCGTTGTATTTGGCAACCAGCTCATCGTAGCGATCGTGCGTCTTGATCCACTTATTGAACTGGTCCTCAAGCAGTGCCATCTGCTCGCGGTAGCCGTTCGCCGTCGCGCTATCTTTGCCACCGATACGCGCACCATTGAGATACTTTTCCAGCTGTGCCGGGAACCCGGTCGCGTTTTCACCTGATTTACGGTCCCACTCGTAGCGGATCTCGCCTGTTTCTTTATCCTTGCGCTGGACGACACCGTATCGGTGCCCGACGAACAGACCATCACCACCGTGATAGGTGTCAGAAACCATTTCGTCGCCTTCCAGCTGCACTGACTGCACATAGCGCAGATCCGGATAGCCGTTTTCCTGCAAAAATTCCAGAATGACGGAACGGTCGAACCAACGGCTATTGAGCTTAAACAGGATATTCTCTGCTGGCGTCTTGATGCGCTTCTCTTCGATCGCTGCCAGCTGATTAAGGACGTTGTTCTTTACTGGACCGTCGGTGAGCGTGGCGAGGAATTCCTGTTTTGGAGCCACTATCTCGTTAATGTCGCCGCTGGTGGCGCGGGCGAACGGAACAATCCCGCCATACGGTGAAACCGCAATGCCAGGGGTGCTGGCCAATAAATTAAGCAACTCGTCATCACTGGCTGGCAGTTCGCCGGTAAACGCAAGGCGGAAATCATCGAGCTGGATTGGATCGCGAGTGAGATCACTGTAGAGATAACGCAGGGTGTCCTGATAGCTGGTGGAGTCATAACTGGCGCTGGAATCATGCGTAACCAGTTTTCCTGTCAGCTCGTCAGAAATAGTGCCATCCAGCTTAATTGCACCACGGAAAGCAAACCAGGCGCGCGCACCGCTTCCCGATAATTTAGCTATCGGACCGCGACCGGGGTTACCAAAACGGTCAATCTCTGCCTGCAAACGGGATACCAGAGAAAGGCGCTGCTGTTCGATTTGTTCAGCACTATGCCCGGCGGCCTTCATATCCTGATATTCAATTAACATCCGGCCAATCATCGCCCCGCGATACAAGCGTTCACGGTATTTTTCAGGCTGGCTGTTAATCCAGTCCACCAGCTGCACCATATCGTCGCTGATTGATGTGGTGTACTTATCGCGGACATTTGCCATCTGGGTAAATGTCATACCGAGACGGCCTTCTGTTGTAGTCAGGTTACGCTGAAGAGCCTCCCAGCTGTCCGCGCCATAACTGGCAACATCAATCTTCAGCTCCTTCCCGGCATCAGATTCAATCCAGCGACCACCAGCATATTTTTGCCATACGCCATTAATCAGGCGCATTTCCCCTTCATCAACAACATCTGCGGTCGGTGACGGTTCAGCCATATCGAGCAAATACCAGTCGATACGGCTTTCGAAACAATGAATCAGCTTCGCTTTAAGAGCCTGGTTATCAATCTGACCGTCGGCACGAACCTCAATACGCCCCTGGAAGCCCTTTTCCTGGGTGCCATGAACAAACCGGCGGCCGTCCTTTTCAAACCACTTGCCAGAAATAAACGTTGGCCAAAGCACATTTGCCGATTCGAGAGTGCTTTCATGCACCAGGGGGATTTTCTCAGCCATCTCTGCCGGATGTTTGCGCATCAGCACCACATCAACGACTGTACTGGTCCCGTTTGCGTCAAAAGTACCGGTAGGCAAGCGGTGAGCGCCAAGAAATTCAGCTTTACGGGATAAGCGCAGGCGTAACCGCTTCATGTTTGAACCTGAAACAATGGACGGCGGCACAATCACACACATGAATCCGCCAGGTTTTATCTTGTCCAGCATGCGGAGCATGAAGTAAGACCCCATGTCCGTTTCTTCTGCGTAAGGCTTATCGATGTTGCGTGTGTTATCACGACCGCCGAACGGAACGTTACCCACAACATGGTCGAATGAATCGTTAGGCGTGCTTACAGCCAGTTGTTCGAACGGGGAAATCTGTACGCTGTCTTCCGGATGTAACAGCTGGTTTATACGACCGGAAACACTGCTGATCTCAGTCGCGGTCATCACCGTACCAACCGGTTTTGTCTCATTAAAAACGCCGGTGCCCGCCGATGGTTCCAGAGTGTTACCTACGTCCGCGCCGTAGAGCTTCATGATCTCCCAGACACCTTCAGCGATCGGCTTTGGTGTGTAATATTCGGAGACGGACCCGCCAATGCCGCCTTCACCGGTGTACCCAGCCAGGATCTGGCGCTGTTCATCTGTCAGTGTCGCGCCGTCCACCAGCGAATTAAGCAAATCTATCGCCTTCTGATTCGCCTCCCGGCGCAGTCGGTCATAGCTTTTGCCTTCCACCTTTTCCACGCCGTATTTAATCGGCGCTCGGTGAGATGTTATTGCCCTAATGTATTTCAATATTTCGCTGACACTTGAACAGCGAAACACCCCCATAGATAGCTTGTTCATTGGTAATCCTTAACAAGTGACTAGTGTTAAATTCCGTTCAAACACGATGTGAATTATTCTAATTAAGGTGCAATCTTGGCAGACAATAAAATCACGCTATCCTCGGTCAGGAAGGCGCTGGCGGGGGTTTTTAAAGACAACGGAGAACGGGACAACATCCTCCTGTCCGCGCTGGCTGTGCACGGCGGAAGTGGGTATTTGTTTTCTCGCGCAGGGGCACCGGTACAACTGTCCGGCTTCTTAGGCGGCAAACCGGGCGATAGTGGCATGGCTGGCGATGGGCTGGTGGACGGAAGTCGCTTTATCTTTGATGAAGTTCAACTGCCAGAAGATCGCTTGCAACGCTATCCGCTACTCGAAGAGATGGCGGTTTACAGCACGATCGCCACCGCGCTGAACATCCATATTACGCACGCGCTCTCTTTCGATAAGAAGACCGGACAAACCTTCTCTATCGTGCCGGTACATAACGGAAACGATAGTGACTATGACGCCGCGCAGGCGTTGTGTGGCGAGCTGATGAACGACATCGGGCGAACCATCAACAAAGAGGTCGCCGGATGGGCATTTATCATGTCTGTATTTGGGGTGGCTTATGTCAGGCCATACGCCAAAGAAGGCATAGGGATCACGTCTTTTGAGTGCTCCTATTACACCCTTCCGAGCTTCATCAAAGAGTTCGAGGTCAGCGGCAACCTGGCGGGATTTAGCGGCGATTATCTGAAGGACGCGTCAGGGAAAATGGTTTTCGCCGATCCGTGGGCCATTATCCCTATGAAAATCCCCTACTGGCGGCCTAAGTCAAACCTTATGCCTGTGCACACTGGCCATAAAGCATACAGCTTGCTGGATAATCCGGAAGAGCGCACGCCGATTGAAACCCAGAATTACGGGACCAGCTTGCTCGAATACGCTTACGAGCCGTACATGAATCTGCGTTCAGCGATCCGCTCGCTGAAAGCAACGCGTTTTAATGCGTCGAAAATTGACCGAATCATCGGCCTGGCGATGAATAGTCTGGATCCGGTTAAAGCAGCCGATTATTCGCGCACCATTACTCAGACGCTTAAACGAGCAGCTGACCTGATGGAAAGACGCGCACGTGGCGCGAATAACATGCCTACGGTAACCAATACCCTGCTGCCTATTATGGGCGACGGCAAGGGACAGATGACTATTGATACTCAGACCATCCAGGCTGACATCAACGGCATTGAAGACATTCTCACCTATATGCGCCAGCTGGCGGCAGCACTTGGCCTCGATTACACCCTCCTGGGGTGGGCAGATCAAATGTCCGGCGGGCTTGGTGAAGGTGGATTCCTGCGCACGGCAATTCAGGCCGCCATGCGTGCCTCATGGATCCAGCAGGGCGTAGAAGAGTTCATTCAGCGGGCTATCGATATTCATCTTGCTTTCAAGTACGGTAAGGTATACCCGGAAGGTGATCGCCCGTACAAAATCGAATTCCACTCCGTTAATACCGCTCTGCAACAAGAGCACAACGACAACCGCGACTCGCAGGCGAACTACGCCACCATCGTTACGCAAATCCTCGATGCCGTCAGCAATAACAGCGTACTCGCCAATTCCGATGCATTCAAACGTTACCTGTTCAGCGATGTGCTGGAGATTGACGAAAAAATCTCTGAAGCACTGGTGAACGAACTGAAAGCGAAAAGCGAGGACGACGATCACCTGATGGATTCCATCATCAAAACACCGCCACAGGAACTGGCGCAAATCCTTGAATCGGTCTTTAAAGAGGGAAACGATAATGACTGATGTTTTGAAAACGGTCACTGACCGCTTTTGTCTCTATAGCAATGCTCGAAAAGGTCGCCAGAACGGGCGACAGTATGTATTAAGCGCGGTAAAGACCATGCTTGAAAGCAAGGAAACTCAGGAAGGTTTACGCCTTGGTGAGCTTTTCGGCTATTACGGTCACGGTCGCCGACAGCTGACTGGCAAACTGGAAGTACCAGAAACCAGCGTGATCATGGTGGAAGGTCGCCCGGTCGTAATCGACAATGTTCCAGCGTGCCGCACAGTGGCTATATCTGTTGACGACAACGGCATCGTTACCCATACACAGGAAATTCTTAACACAGAGCCGGGTAAAATTGTCGCCGCGATGATCGAAAGCCGAGCTGGTGGCTGGAGCTGGGCCACTGGCGGGCGCGAGTCCGGGAAAATCGCTGTAACCACCAGCTTCCATGGTGTGGATTATGTGACAACGCCGAACTATATCAGTCTGGATCATCCTGCCAGCGCCGGAATGTTTGAAAGCGCGGATTCTAAATCTTTACTGGCAGAGTCCCTGGCGGCGCATGGGTACTCCGACGAGTCAGTGCAGGCCGTTATATCCCATTACGGCAAAATGGCTGAACTGGAAATGATGGTGGAGGCGACAGAGCGTACGGCAGAACTGGAAACTGCACTACTCGAAAGCCAGGGCCGCCACCTCGAAGCAATGGCCAAGATCGCAGATGCTGAAGCGCGAATCGCTTTGCTGGAGAAAACAGCGGGTATCCGCGACGATGTGCTGGCAGCAATGCAAGACGAACTGGATAACCTCCCGATCTTCGTCTCCGCCGCCCAAAAAGACGCATTCCGCCTCAAAGAACCTGGTGATGCAAAAATCGTTGCCACACTTTTCGAATCTCTGATCAAAGTTGGCGCACGCAACTTGCCTGTCACCAAGAAAATTAAGGAGGTTCCGCAAGCGGCTAACGTCCAGGCACCGCGTGAGACAAGCATCATCACGTTTAATAATTCAATCAATCCGTTTAAATAACCACCAAAAATAACCCCGGCAGCTGCCGGGGTTCTCGTTAACTATTATCGCCTTCGCCTGCGTGCCATATATTTGCGCACCGCGCGGCGTGGACAATCTGAAGCGGTTTCTTTCTGCTGCATCAATCTTGCAGCCATGCTCAAAAATGTCAGGCACAGCCGAAGCCCTGCATACAATAGCGGTTCCAGTGGCCACGTCTCATTGAGCACATATACCGCCATGAAAATCGAGTCGAAAACTATCACCGCCAGCGATAACTTCATTGTCGAAAGTCGGCGGAGCTGCCGGAGTTTATTCATTGACCAGTCCCGTCAGGCAAAGCTGGCGTTCTTTTTCACGGCGAATCTTTAAACCTCGCAGGGGCACGCCGTTACTGTTCACGAAATCAGGGAGATGGTTACACATATTCACCCATTCCCCTTTCTGCGCCCACTTGTGGATGGACGTTTCGACTCGCATGCCTCGCGCTTTGCTGTAGTAGGTCCGTAAGCTATTGCATCCCATATTGAATGCCGCGCTTGTCATTGCGCTGAAGGCATTATCGGGCATGTCTTTGCCCCGGAAGTGCTGATTAATACAGCGTTCAGCGATCAGGATATTCTTTTCCCAATCAGCGGCGATTTGCTGGTCGGTTTTTCGCACACCCGGCGTTACCCCGTGTGTATTACCGATCCCGTCAGTCCATACCCCCGCCGGGCACATGTATGGATCACGTCGGCAACCTTCAGCGTTACCAATCAGCTCAAGCCCCGCCTGGTTGGTTCGCACATTGCCATTACCCATTACGATGGTAATCATCACCGCGATAGCGCAAATTGCACCGCCTCCTGCGGCTGTTTTTCCCTTCATAAAGACCTCATAAGCGAATTTTTACGCTCCAGGACAAACACCCATTCACAGCCAATACCGACTGACTCGATCCCTTTAGAAGACACAGGATAATGCAAATCACTTGTTAGCTACGTTTCAAAGATATACATTATTGCTCTAATTAATTTATTTTATTAGGTAAGATAAGTGGCACAACGCGGTGTAAACAAAGTCATCCTGATTGGTACCCTGGGGCAAGACCCGGAGATCAGGTATATACCAAATGGCGGCGCGGTCGGAAGACTCAGCATCGCAACGAATGAATCATGGCGCGACAAGCAAACGGGCCAACAGAAAGAGCAAACAGAATGGCATAAAGTCGTTTTGTTCGGAAAACTTGCTGAAATTGCGAGTGAGTATTTACGAAAAGGTTCTCAGGTCTACATCGAAGGGAAACTTAAAACCCGTAAGTGGACAGATGACGCCGGTGTAGAACGTTACACGACGGAAATTATCGTCAGCCAGGGCGGCACCATGCAAATGATCGGCGCTCGCCGTGACGATTCACAGTCCTCAAATGGCTGGGGGCAATCAAACCAACCTCAAAACCACCAGCAATACAGTGGTGGCGGTAAACCTCAGAGCAACGCTAATAACGAACCCCCAATGGACTTTGACGACGATATTCCGTTTTGAATGTGTAAAAAACGACTGAAAGAAAAGCGGTGGTCCAGACGCCGACAAAAGCACGAACTCGCAAACAAACGCCAAAGTTGGCAATGGCACGCGCTTTTCACGAAAAGAACACCCCGAGATATTGCTTTCGCTGGTGGGAAAACATTCCTGACCCACCTGAAGGCGCAATACATCAGTTTTTAAGCAGAGAAAAGACTATGACAGCACAAAATACTAAAACCATTCAATACCGCCTACGTAATGGCCAGAGTGTCGAAGTGACCATCAATAATGATGGAGTGCCAGGCGAAAAGGTTTCTATCTCCGATCTGGCTATCGAAAAAACCATCATGTGCCACCTTGGCTTTACTGAAGAAGTGAGCAAAAAGCATGGTGTAGCTATCTGGCGCACAATGGATACTGGAATGCGCAGATTCATTACTGCTCGTACCCCTGGTATGACCATGATGGACCTCATGCAGATTGCGCCGCTGTTTGAGTGTGAACCTTTGGATGTATTCAGCAATCCAGCTATCTGCCAGCAGTTATATGGTGAGATGAAACTCGCGGTTACCCCCATTGTGCTGCATGAAGGATCGCTTGCTGGCGTATGGAAAGTAGAGCGAATTTCAAGCTACATGCCCTTCCACTTCCATGTCAACGGCGTAATCACTGGTGAAAATCAACCTGTTTCCGTTACAAAGTCAGACCTCAAGCGCGCAATTCTTGAAGCAAGTTGTCGAGTTATCGGCCTGGGCAAACAGTCTTATGTTTGCTTCCCCGCAGGCCCAGAAGGCCCGGCTGAAATACTGACGATGGATGCCGATCTGCTCTGGCAAATAGAGTTTATGATTGGGAAAAGCATCATCCGAGCTGAAGAACTCGATCAGTACATTACCTGCACGATGACGGATGAAGTCAAAAGTGTGGCTATAGCCAATGCCAGGAACCTGTGTCGTACTGCATTGGCAGAGCTGCAAGAAAACACCACGGAAGAGGTGGAAAGTGATTAATTTTTACTAGAATAAAAAGGGGTGCCAGAGAGCACCCTGATAATACGAAATTAAAGGGAAATAAATTACATGAAGTGTAATTCTTTGCCCTCTGGGTAATGACTCAAACTTATTGATAGTGTTTTAT